TTAGAAATGGACAGGGTTGAGAGATGTAAGGAATCATTCCTGTTTTTCACGAAGCAGATGTGGCCTATATTTATTTCAGGCAAACATCATCAGATCATGGCAGATGCTTTTGAGAGAGTGGCTAATGGGACTCTGAAGAGGCTGATCATCAACATGCCTCCCCGACACACCAAGTCTGAGTTTGCCTCTTTCCTTCTTCCGTCGTGGTTTCTGGGTAAATTCCCGGAAAAGAAGATTATTCAGACTGCTCACACCGCAGAACTATCTACAGGCTTTGGACGTAAGGTCAGGAACTTAGTCTCTTCTGAGGCTTATGGGAAGGTGTTTGATACAAAACTTTCCACAGATTCCAAGGCCGCAGGCCGGTGGAACACCAATAAGGGTGGGGACTACTTCGCTATTGGTGTAGGTGGAGCTGTCACTGGTAAGGGTGCAGATCTGCTGATCATTGATGATCCTCATTCGGAGCAGGAAGCTAAACAGAACAATCCTGCCATCTTTGATGGCGTTTATGAGTGGTTTACCTCTGGGCCTCGTCAGCGTCTGCAACCGGGCGGGGCTATTGTTATTGTGATGACCCGGTGGGCCAAGAGAGACCTGACCGGACAGATCCTAAAGAAGTCAGGAAATGACGGTGTAGATGAGTGGGAGGTTATCGAGTTTCCCGCTATTCTCCCGTCTGGAACACCCTTGTGGCCTGCATTCTGGTCTAAGAAGGAGCTTGAGTCCCTAAAGGCAGAACTGCCCGTGGCGAAGTGGGAGTCCCAGTACCAACAGAATCCCACAGGTAATGAAAGCGCAATTATTAAGCGGGATCAGTGGAGGATCTGGGAGGGAGAAAAGCCTCCTCCTTGTAACTACATCATCCAGTCGTGGGATACCGCTTTTGAGAAAAATAACCGTGCAGACTATTCAGCCTGTACAACATGGGGCATCTTTGATCATCCAGATGATCTGGGTAACTACAAGACCAATATTATCCTTCTGGACGCTTTTAAGGAGCGTATGGAGTTTCCAGAGCTTAAAAAAACAGCCCTAGAGCTTTATAAGCAGTGGGAACCTGACACCCTGATCATTGAGAAAAAAGCCGCAGGTGCTCCTCTTATTTATGAGCTTAGGAAGATTGGTGTTCCTTTATCAGAATACACACCCGGCAAGGGCAATGACAAAATAAGCCGTGTAAACTCTATTGCAGATTTATTTGCCTCTGGCGTTGTCTGGTGTCCATCAAATCGCTGGGCAGATGAAGTGATGGAAGAAATGGCAGCATTTCCAAACGGAGACAACGATGACTTGGTTGACTCCAGCAGCCAAGCATTACTGAGGTTTCGACAGGGCGGCTTTATCCAGATAGCTTCTGATGAAGAAGATGAACCTGTCTTTCGGCGTAAGTACGAATATTACTAAGGAAAGTTATGGACTACACACCTTTCTTGGATATGGAAGACACGACGCATATGTTTAAAACTGAGCGTGGCTCAACCTATGCACAAACGCCTGATGGTCAGACTATCCGCAACAGAAGCGGAGAAAAACATACCGACAAATCTACAGGCATACAACCTAAATCCGGCAAGACTGTTTACATGGATAAAAACTCTACAAACACTATGGCAGGCTGGCTTCAGAACGCAGAGACATCTACCAAATTGGTTCCAGAATTTGATGCCGACGGAAAACCTACAGGCAAAGCAAACGTAGTTTTGACAGAAGACTATGGCCCTCGCAAGGCTGGATCTGTTGTTGCCTCTGGCAGCTACAAAACAAAACCTGAAAAAGGTCTACACCCAATTGAAATTTATAAGTCTGAAAGCCCTGTAGGAGATCGCGCCAAAGGGATTCATTTTGGTAACGCCATTACAGAAGTTTTGGAACGCGCCCCGGCTAAACCTGCCGGTGGTGGCGGAGGTACGGGTGGCGTACCACTGGGTAGAGGAACAAATCAAGGTGGAGGTGGCGGTGGAAGACCGGGCAACATTAACCCGCTCTCCCTCCAAAATTTAATGGCAGCAGGCGGTGTAGTACGTATGCCAAAAGAATACAGCCAAGGCGGCTGGAAAATTATCTAAGGAAAATCATGGCAACCAATATTGACAAAGGCTTGTACCAAGCCCCCGCAGGTCTTGAAGAGTTGGCTAATGCTGAGTCTGCAATTGAGATTGAGATTGTTGACCCTGAAGAGGTCAACATCAAGATGGGTGATTTAGAGATTTCAATTGCAGAAGCAGAAGAAGATTTTGGCGAGAATCTGGCTGAGTCTATGGATGAGGCCACAATGTCTTCCCTTGCAGGAGATCTTGAAGAAGATATCTCCAACGACAAGTCAAGCCGTAAAGATTGGGAGAAAGCCTATACAGAAGGACTGAAGCTTCTCGGTCTGGGCTTTGAGGAAAGAACAGAGCCGTGGCTAGGTGCTTCTGGTGTATTCCACCCCATGATTACAGAGGCAGTTGTGCGATTTCAGTCGGAAACCATCACAGAGATGTTTCCTGCACAAGGCCCTGTCCGGACAAAAATCATCGGTCAAGAGACCGTGCAGAAGAAAGAAGCCGCAGTTCGCGTCGAAGATGACATGAACTATGAGTTGACTGAAGTGATGCGTGAGTTCCGTCCAGAACAAGAACGCATGCTTTGGAGTCTTCCTGCTACCGGATCTGCCTTTAAAAAGGTCTATTACGATCCAAGTCTGGGACGGCAAGTCTCAATGTTTATCCCGGCAGAAGACATCATTCTCCCCTATGGAACGACTGATCTAGATACCTGCTACCGCCTGACCCATGTCATGCGTAAAACCAAAAACGAGATCATCAAACTCCAGCAAGCTGGCTTCTACAGGTTTATTGATCTGTCCGAACCAGATAAGGATAAAGATGAGATCAAGCAAGCCAAAGACAAAGAGACCGGTTTTAGTGATTTAAACGATGACCGCTACACCCTTTACGAAGTCCACGCAGACCTAGACATCAAGGGCTATGAGGATCTAGATGACGAAGGAGAGCCTACAGGCGTTGCTCTGCCTTATGTGTTGACAATGCTCAAGGGGACAAACGATGTCCTAGCGATTCGTAGGAACTGGAAAAATGAAGATGAACTGCGTTTAAAACGTCAGCATTTCGTCCACTACCAATACATCCCCGGATTCGGAGCTTATGGATTCGGCCTCTTTCACCTGATTGGAGGCTTTGCTAAATCTGCCACCAGCATCATGCGTCAGTTGATTGACGCAGGTACTCTGTCCAATCTCCCGGGTGGATTGAAGTCCCGTGGCCTGCGGATTAAGGGTGACGATACCCCAATCCAGCCCGGTGAGTTCCGTGATGTGGATATCGGTTCAGGAGCGCTTCGCGACAACATCCTGCCTCTTCCGTACAAAGAGCCAAGCCAAGTGCTCGCCGGTCTTCTCGGCACTATCGTAGAAGAGGGTCGCCGCTTCGCATCTACCGCAGACTCAAACGTGAGTGACATGTCCTCCAACGCTCCTGTTGGAAGCACATTGGCTCTGCTTGAGCGCCAGCTTAAAGTTATGACGGCTATCCAAGCCCGTCTGCATTACACGTTTAAACAAGAGTTGGGTCTACTCGCTGAGATCATCAAAGACTACACAGATCCAGACTACGACTACAAGCCTGAAAAGGGCGATCAGAGCGCCAAGAAGAGTGACTACGACTACGTAGAAATTATTCCCGTCAGCGATCCTAATGCAGCCACCATGAGCCAGCGTGTGGTTCAGTATCAGGCCGTTATTCAGATGGCCCAGATGGCTCCGGACATCTACGATATGCCGCAGTTGCACCGCAGGATGCTGGAAGTCCTTGGGATTAAGAATGCAGAAAAACTAGTGAAGCTCCCAGAAGATCAGGTTCCAATGGATCCTGTGACTGAGAATATGGCAGTCCTAAAAGGAGAGCCTATTAAGGCATTCTTTTATCAAGATCACGATGCCCATATACAGGTTCACATGTCTTATATTCAAGACCCGGTGATTGCCCAGTTAGTAGGCCAGAATCCCCGTGCTCCGCAAATTAATGGAGCCATGATGGCTCATATTGCAGAACATGCCGGATTTAAGTATCGCCAGCAGATTGAGCAACAGCTTGGTATTTCTCTGCCTCCGCAAGATGAAAAACTTCCACCACAAATTGAGCTTTCTCTCTCAACCATGATGGCTCAGGCTTCTCAACGGGTTCTTCAGCAGAACCAAGCACAGGCGGCACAGCAGCAGGCTCAACAAAATGCCCAAGATCCTCTGGTTCAGATGCAGATGCAAGAGCTTCAGCTTAGACAGGGCGAGTTGCAGGTTAAAGCGCAAAAGGTTAATCAGGACTTCCAAGTGGATCAGGCCAAACTTAATCTAGAAGCGCAGAAATTGGCTGCAACCGCTGCTGGTACAGCAGATCAAAACGAGATTAAACGGGCCAAGATTCAGGCTGATATGCAGCTACAAGGCACAAAAATTGGCGCTCAGATCAAAGAAAGCCAGCAAAAACAGACTTTTGACCAAGAACGCACCGGTATTGAGATCGGCGCAAGAATTGCAAAAGAAACAAGAGACCTGTCTAGGACAGCCGATAAACCAACGAAACCCGAAAAATGATTCAAAACTTCGCATCCGTATTGCGCCAAGAAATACGAACAGACATGAATAACTACACTGATGATTTGGCTTGTGGTGCATGCAAATCATTTGACGAGTATCAAAAACTTTGCGGGGTTATTCAGGGCCTAGCCATCGCAGAGTCTCATTTACTGGCCCTGTTAAAGAAAGTTGAAGAACTAGATGAGTAATCTTATCTTGCCACCGGGAGTTACTTTCCCGAAAACAATTCAACCGGCAGAAATGCCAGATGAATCTGCGACAAATGAAGAGAAAGCAAACCAGCTTCCTGAGCCGGTTGGTTACAAACTACTGTGCGTCGTCCCTGACGTATCTGAAACTATCGATGGTACTAACCTCGTAAAATCTTCTGACGCTATGCGTCGAGAGGAGCAAACCACTACCGTGCTTTTTGTAGTCAAGGTAGGGCCTGATGCGTACAAAGACACTGCAAAATTCCCTAATGGCCCTTGGTGCAAGGCAGGAGATTTTGTAATGACACGTACATACACAGGAACCCGCTTCAAAATGTATGGCAAGGAAATGCGTTTAATCAACGACGACCAAATTGAAGGCGTTGTCCAAGATCCACGAGGTATTACACATGTCTAAATTTCAATTCCCCGACGAAAAAGAAGAAGCTGAAGTCCCGGAAGTAGAGGTAGAGATTGTCAACGACGAGTTGGATGAGGACAAAGACCAAAAAATCCCTGAAAAAGAGGGAGTTGACCCATCTGACGAAGAATTGTCATCCTATTCTGAAAAAGTTCAGGGGCGCATCAACAAATTAACTCGTGCGCGGCATGATGAACGCATCGCAAAAGAGTCAATTGCCCGTGAAAAACAGGAATTGGAGCGTATTGCCCAGCAGTTGTTTGATGAGAACAACCAACTCAAGAAGTATGTAAATACCGGTAGTCAGCAATACATCACTCAGTCCAAAACTCTTGCCGAAAGAGAGCTTGATTCTGCCAGAGCGCAGTATAAAGCCGCTCAAGAAGCATTTGATGCAGACGCTATCTTGGCTGCACAGGAGTCATTGTTGGAAGCAAAGATGAAAATCAATGCTATTAACAACTTTAAACAGACCCCTTTACAGACATCTGAAAATCGTGTACAACCACGTTCATACGAATCCCCAGAACCGCAACTAGACGAAAAAACCTTGCGCTGGCAAGCAAAAAACCAGTGGTTTAGTGCAGATGGTTTTGAGGATGTATCCAGCTACGCATTAGGGCTGCACAAGAAACTAATGAACTCGGGCTACGACCCGCAGAGTGATGAATATTTCGAGCAAATCGATGCTCGCGTTAGAGAAAAGTTTCCAGAGGTATTTGGAAACGAACGACAGAAGTCAAATGAGACCTCTAAGAGACCTACCTCGGTAGTTGCACCTGCTGCTCGTTCATCAGGTTCAAAGAAGATTCAAATGACCCCCAGAGCTATGGCACTGGCAAAGAAGTTTGGAATCACACCGCAGCAGTACGCTGCTCAAGTAGCTAAATTGGAGAAATCAAATGAATGAAAATCGTAAAAATCGTGATCTAGAGTCACGCGAAAAAACAACTCGACCAGTGTATAAGCCATCGAGCACACTGCCGGATCCGACACCTATTCCCGGATACAGGTTTCGCTGGATAGCGACACATGTTCTTGGTCAGGCTGATCCAACAAACGTATCTAGAAAGATGCGCGATAAATGGGTTCCGGTAAAAGCAGTTGATCATCCGGAATTGATGCTGGCTCCTAGTGAGAAGACAGGTAATGTTGAGGTTGGTGGTTTGATGCTTTGCAAAATACCAGAAGACCTCGCAGAAGCTATGGACACTTACTATAACGAGCAAGCTAGATCCCAGATGGAATCGGTTGACAATACATTTCTTCGACAAAATGATCCGCGCATGCCGTTGTTTGCAGACCGCAAGTCTTCTTCAACCCGTGGCGGTGCAGGTTTATCTTAATTATTAGGAGTTTTTAAATGGCATCTACTGCATCCCCCTACGGGCTACGTCCCGTAAACCGCATTGATGGTATGCCTTATGCAGGAGCAACTCAGACTTTTCTGATTGATCCCGCAGGCGAAGGCACAAACATTTTCTATGGTCAGGTAGTCATTATTGGCGCA